TTGAAGGTGATTATGGACAAGTCGCTGGTGGTTTAGGTGGTTTATTATTGTCTGCACCATTAATGGGACGAGCATTACGTATGGCAGGTATGGGTAAAAAAACAGGTAAAGTTGGTCAAGTTAAAGAAGCTTTACAGGCGACAGGAAAGGGAATTACAAGTAGGACGGGTCCAGGAACAATGTATGCGGGTGGTGCATTACTTGGAACAGGAGCATTAACATCTAGGGCTGATCAAAAAGATGTTCAAGTTTTAGGTGATCCTATTGATATTCAAATTGCAGAATACGAAAAAGAAAA